TAATAAGAGAATTATTAGACATGTAATAAGTTTTACTTATCAATAAATAGAATTGTCAATAATATCAATAAGTTAATAGTGCGAATAGTAATAAAATTGTAATACAAGTTACAAGAAGCAATGTTACAGTAGGAAAATCATGTCATGGACCCTACTAAGGGGGTCATCACCTATGTAGTAGTAAGTGAAATGCAGTAAAAAATTATCTCACAGAAATTATTGATATTAGGAAACTAAAAATTGTGCTCGAGGCAAGTGCGACCTCTCGCATAGCTTCGCTACTTAGGAGGTAGTGTTCTTTGATAAATAAAATAAATCAGTAATACTATTGACTTTTCTTAAAAAATATGATAAAATATTTGTATTAACTAAGTTAATTTAGTTTCTTAACGAAACTTAACTAGTACTTAGTCCTTAATAACTGAATCCAAATATGATGAAGAGGATACCTATGTCTTGAAAAAAGTACTTGACATAGATCCTCTTTTGTGTTATAATATTTAGGTAATATGAAAAATATATCTTACAAAGACGACTTAGGTCGTTATCGCACTCAATCCCTATTCTGGGAACTAAGACATGGGGTGGATACTAACAAGTATCCCCCTGTCTTTACGACTAAGGATGAGGATATAAAACGTGATGGTATCACATATAAATCTATGAAGAAGATCTATATGTCGTATGATCACATCCCAGGTTATGAATATGAATTTGCTATGGATGTTCTAGGATCATGGGATCACTGGAACAAGTTAGCTAATGATACAATTCCTGAATTAAAAAACATGATTCAAGGATGGAGAGATGAATTAGACATTCGCCTTAAAGCTTTAGGGCTTAAAGCTCTTATACATGCATCTAGAGACAATGATGCGAAGGGAGTACAAGCTTCTAAGTATCTCGTAGAAAAAGGTTACATACAAAAACGTGGTAGACCTTCTAAAGAAGAAATGGAACGAGAGCTTAAAGTTAGTACTAAAGCAAAGAAAGAATTAAATGAAGATCTAGAACGTATAGGTCTTAAAGTCGTAGGAGACAAATAGTGGCAAAGGTATTAATTAATGAAATTACATCAGGATATGCTAGTACTACAGCATTAAATGCTACATTTGATACCATAGAAGATCATTTTAATAATAAAGTTTTATATCGAGATAATCCAAGTGGTGAACCTAACCAAATGTTAAATGATCTTGATTTAAATAATAATAGATTATTAAATGTAAGTTCACTTACAGTAAATGGTGTAGATATACTTACAGAGATGAATACTATTTATAATAATTATCTTAGTATTACTCAACAAGTTACAATTAGTACAGCTTCTCCTTCAGGTGGTTCTGATGGAGATATTTGGTTTAAAGTCTCAGCTTAATTAAAGGAGAAAAAATAAATGGCAGCTTTATCAGATCACGCAGAAGCTTTGTTATTAGATTGGTTAATGACAACAGATGTAGTAACAAGACCTACAGCATGGTATGTAGCATTATACACAGCAGCACCGTCTGACTCAGGTGGTGGTACTGAAGTATCAGGTAGTGGGTATTCACGTCAAGCTATAACAGTAGCATCAGCTACTTCACCAGGTGGTACAACATCTAACACAGGTGATATTACTTTCACTGCTAGTGGTGGTGACTGGGGTACAATTACTCACATTGGTATTCATGATGCTTCATCAGGTGGTAACTTGTTATGGCATGGTGCTATGACTGCATCTAAAACAGTAGCTGATGGAGATACACTACAGTTCTCAACTGGCAATATTGACCTTACAATAGCTTAAGGGTAAAGTAAATGGCAGACGGCTTTCGCATAACAGAAAGTGGTGACTTTCGAGTTACTGAAGCTTCTGTCTCACGAACAACTGAAAACTTTGAAGTTGGTGATTCAGCTCTTTCAGCTTTAGGTACTATAGCTAGTGTAAGTTATTTAAGTACAACAGGATCAGCTAGTTTAAGTGGAGCAGGTTCTAAACTATCAGCAGGATATAGTACAGTAAATCCTGAAGTAAGTTTAACAGCAACAAGTAATCTATCTGATATAGCATATATACTTATTTTAGCAAATAGTTCTATAGAAAGTACAGGAACTATAACATCAAGTTCATTAAGAACTTGTTTTGGTGAAAGCTCTTTAAGTACAGCAGGTTCTCAATTAGCAGCAGGAGAAAAAACTTTATTTGGTAATATTTCAGCAGGAACTAATGAAGTTACTCGTATTACACAGTCAGGAGATACTCGTGTACTAGAAAATGGAACTGATACTAGAATAGCTATATCAGCTTATGGAAATATTATAAATAGTACTTTAGTAAGTGATCCAACTAAAATACTATTTAGTTCTGAACCTTATTATAATGATAGTGGAGTTTGGAAAACATTTATTCCATATGTTAAATATGATGGGGCATGGAAAGAAGATATAAAAATTTATAAACACACTAACGGAGCTTGGAAGAGGAGTTATTAAACTATGGCAAATATTAAAATATCAGACTTGGCTGCTGCATCGGCTGCTGCTGATGCTAACGAGTATGAGATAAACGAAGCAGGTACTAGTAAAAAAGTTACTGGTTCACAAATTAAAGCATATGTTAATTCTGCAGATGGAGCATTAGCACAAAAAGATACAGTTGCTGCAGGAGATATTGATGCTGATGCAGTAACTACAGTTAAAATATTAGATCTTAATGTTACAACAGCTAAAATTGCTGCAGACGCTATTGATGGAACAAAAATTGCAGATGATGCTATTGACTCAGAACATTATGCAGCTGGATCTATTGATGCAGAACATATTGCAACAAGCGCAGTAACTGCTCCTCATGTAGCAGGTGCGGATGGTACAGCAGCTCAAGTATTACAGTCCGATGGTGATGGTTCTATGTCATGGGTTACATTAGCAGCAGGTGGTGGTTTTTCTAACATGGAGGTATTTACATCTCCAGGCACATGGACTAATCCAGGTACAGTTGAAAAAGTAAAAGTCACAGTCACTGGTGGTGGCGGTGGAGGATCTGGATGGCCTTTTGCTGGTGGTGCTGGTGGCGGTGGCACAGCGATTGAGGTTATTCCTTTTCCAACAGCAACCAATGTTCCTGTAACAATTGGAAATGGAGGAGCTGCTAGTGCAAATAGTACTGGTGGCACAGGTGGAACATCATCTTTTGGTGCATATTGTTCAGCAACAGGAGGACAAGGAACTCAGCCTACTCAATCTGGAACTGGTGGAATTGGATCAGGAGGTCAATTAAACATCAGAGGTGGTGGCGGAGGTGCTGGTGAAACACGTAACCCATCACCAGGTAATCAAGTAACTGGATCAGCTGGAGGTAATTCATACTGGGGAGGTGGTGCTGCAGCAAAAGGTTGGCAAACTCCTAGCCAAGATGGATTAGCTGGAAGTGCCTACGGTGGAGGTGGAGGTCGTGGAGCTCATAATGGTGGACCAACAAGACCAGGCGGTGCTGGTGCTGCTGGTGTAGTAGTGGTAGAATATTAATTTAATTCAGGAATAACAAATGGCAAAAAAAGCATTAGTCAGTACACTTGAACCAAGTGGAAAAGATAATTCTGGGTATAGAGTATTAGAAGTAGTTGATGCCGTTAATACTTTTGATACACATCCTACTCTTCAATGGCATGATTGTGGTGATATGGTAAAGACTGATCAATATTGGTTTGATCCAGCTACAAATACATTTAAAATATTACCAGAAGGTGTAGAAATGTCTACTGCTGGTGAGTTAGCAGTTGATGCTGATGGCAACCCAACAGAAAGATACGAATGGAGTTGGGACACTGAGTCTTGGAGTAAAGTAGCAATTTAATAAATAATTAGAAAGGATAATCGTGACCAACGATTTTGATAAAAATGGATATGTCCATTTAAAAAATTTTCTTGATAAAGATAATTGTAAACAACTTACTCAAGAGTTAAATCAATGTATAAATCGAGGTGAAACTACTAAAGATCCTCAATGTCCTTTATCAGAAGCAGTACATGGTTCTATAACTTTTGATAAACTATTAAAAGATTTATTACCTTATTTTGAAAAGGTTAGTGGTAAAAAATTATATCCTACTTATTCTTATGCTAGACTATATAAATCTGGTGAAGAACTAAAAAAACATACTGATAGACCAGCTTGTGAAATATCAGCAACAGTTACTTTAGGATTTGATGGCAATCCTTGGTCTATTTATATGGCTGGTAATAAAATAGATATGCAAGTAGGAGATGCTGTACTCTATCGAGGAATAGATGTAGAGCATTGGAGAGAAAAATATGTAGAAGGTAAGTGGCAAGCTCAAGTATTTTTACATTATGTAGATGCAGATGGTCCTCATGCAGATCAAAAATATGACGGTCGTGCATCTTTAGGGACTACTAAAACACAAACATCAACAAAACATATTACAGATTGTGCAGTGTTTTACGATCACGTGTCTAATAATTTTTGTGACAATTTAATTAACACATACTCACAAGATTTTATTGATAAAGAACCTCCGCATATTGGTGGTGATTCAGGAACTATTGATAGATCAATTAGAGATACTGAACGAGTTATATTGCCACAAAATGTAGGCATTGGAGCTACCTTAACAGCAACTGCTTTAAATGCTAATCATTATTGGTGGAAATATAATATTACTCATGCTAATCAAACAGAGTTATTAATATATAAACCTGATGGTCATTACAATCCTCACGTAGATACTTTTCATACACACAGTGATGAAACAAGAAAACTCACATCATTAGTTATTTTAAATGATGACTTTGAAGGAGGTAAGTTTTTTCTAAATGCAAATGGTAACTTGTATTATCCTCCACAATCTAAAGGAACTGTGTTGGTATTCCCAAGTTATATGATACATGGTGTCGAACCTGTTACAAAAGGTATAAGATATAGTTGTGTAACATGGTTAGTTGGACCATATTTTAAATAAGGATAGATAATGGATAATTTTATTCAAGTATATAACAAAGCTGTTAGTGATGAATTTTGTGATCAAGTTATTGAATGGTTTGAGAATGCTCACAAACAAGGCATGACATTGAATAGACAAGAGCATGACCAAGTATCTAAATTAACTAAGGATGATACGGCAGCTTACTTAGGGACAATGCCTTTAATGCATACTAATAAAGAATTAGTGAATGAATTTAATCGTGTGTTTTGGGGAGTATGCTACAAAGATTATGCTGATAAGTTTAATATCTTACAGGAAGTAGGACAACATTACTCTTATACAAACAAAATACAAAAAACACAACCAGGTCAAGGTTATCATTTGTGGCATTGTGAAGAAGATTCTAGGCAAACAAGCAATAGATTATTAACATGGAGTGTATATTTAAATGATGATTTTGAAGCTGGTGAAACTGAATTCTTATATCAGCAATATAGATATAAACCAAATAAAGGAGATATAATTATATTTCCTTCAGCATTTACACATACACATAGAGGAAACCCACCTATTGGTGGAGATAAATATATTATTACGGGATGGGTAGAATTTTAGTATGACTCCACATGAAGAACTAGTAGCACATGAAAAATTATGTGCAGAGCGTTATGCTACAATACATAAACGTTTAGATCGTATTGAAAGTATGATTGCTAAACTTATATGGACTATACTAGCAGCTCTTATTGGTGCTTTACTTACTGTGGTTTCAACAGCTAAAGCTGAAACCAGAACTATTATTGAACAGCGTGGTATGCCCGTGCCTACCGCGATTGCCCCATCGATCTCTGCTTATTCTCAAGACTTATGTGTAGTTCCTGTGACTGGTGCTGTATCAGGTGGTATCATCTCTGTTGCAGCGGGTACTGCTATCGAGGATGAAGCATGCCAAAGACGTAAATATGCGAAGGTCATGAATGATTTAGGTTTGAAGGTTGCAGCGGTCTCAGTGATGTGTGAAGATATTAAAGTGTGGAATGCTATGGAGTTATCTGGTAGTCCATGCCCTATTGGTGGTGCAACAGGGGTAGCTGCACGATCAGCTTGGTATGACTTATACCCTGAGAGGTTTACTAAATTATATGGCGAGGAATTTGTTTTGGTTGTTCCTCTTAACATGGAGTAACGCTTATGCTTGGTACTGTACGTACACACCTGACACGAATGGTTACATGGTTGAAGACTCACTTCAGTGTTACGACATTGAAGAATCTGTGGCACTATCTCAATACTGGTGTGTCGACTATCAACCATCGGATCCGATCTGCAATCAGTTCGCTACATGCACTGACCAAACAGAGCAAAGAACAACTGCTTGCACAGAGCCGAACACTTCTGGTTACGTTAATGAAGCTCGTTTCTATTCTTGCAATACTAGCTCTTGGTCTAGCTGGACTGTTAGCTCATCTCATTGTACACCTGATCCAGCAACTTGCATCGAAGCTGTGGAAGAGAGGACAGTAGAGTGCGAACCTGGGTATCATGGATCATCAGTAGAGCAAAGACTTACAACATGCTCGACTCCATACTCGGATCCAGTCCAATCAACTTGGACTATGATATCAACATCATGTACCCTAAAAGCAGCAGATCCAACAAGCATAGAGAGTCCATTGAATCCAGTATCACCCATAAATTCGTTGGATCAAAACTCCGTAGATGTAACAACACAGAGTGTAAAACCTGTGCCAATGGAACAGAACCCTGTAGAGCAAGAGAACGCAATGCCTACAACAGAAGTAGAAGTAAAAACAGAAGAGAAGACAGAATCAACGCAAGAGCCTCAGTCGCCAGAAACAAAAGAAAACGAGGAAATAGTTCCAGGGTTTGGAGTCGTGCTTATGTTGAACACTTTGGAAACATTGAATAATATTTATGAACAACCAGTTGACGACTTTATAGGACTATATCAGGATGACTATGCCCAAGACCAAAACATTCTCTTTAACTTTATCCAATCAGATGATATTGGGAATAGTTTTGACAGTATTGCCAATTATAGGTGGGATCAGTTACATGGGGATCACCCTTTACAACGATATGGTTTCAGTAATTAATTCTTATGATGAGTCTAAAGTTAAAGAAATAGAATTAAAATTAGCTAGTCAACAAGGACGTATTATAGAAATTATGGAACGAGCAATCGTTACTCAAGAGAAAGCTAGTGATGCACTAGCACTAGCAAGAGAAGTAGCTGCAGAATCTAGAGGTAATCAAAGAGAAGTAGAAGCTACATTATCTAGTGTAAGATCAGAAGTTAATGCTAACTTAGATGGTATACGTGCAGAAATGAAGGCATTACGTAAAGCATCTACTAATCCACTAGGAAACTAATATGGAAATACTAACACACTTAATACCTATAGCTCTTGGCTTTATAGCTAAGTTAACTGCAATCAAATCAGCACAAGCTCATGAGACACAAAAAATGATGATGGCTCAGTTCACAGCTAGAACAAAACAAATAGATAAAGCACGTGAACAGTCTATGCAAGAGTCTCCATTTGCTGCATGGAACAGACGTATACTAATACTAGTTATCCTAGCTCTTGTAGCTGTATATCCATTAGCAGGAGTTTTTGGTGTAGATACCGTAGTTAAGTCTACATCAGAAGGATTTAATATTCTAGGTTTATTTAGTATTGGTGGTGGAGAAACTTTTACTACTCTTAAAGGTCTCTACAAATTTGATGAAATCTTTCAGTGGGCTACCATGATTGTAGAATTCTACTTTGGTGGACAACTCGCTAAACCTAACTAGGAGTTTACATGGCAACTAAAAAAGATCCTAAATTAGTTAGAGCAGGAGTATCAGGTTACAATAAACCTAAACGTACTCCTAACCATCCTAAAAAGTCACACGTTGTTGTAGCTAAAGTAGGAGATAAAACTAAACTAATACGCTTTGGTCAACAAGGTGTAAAAGGAGCAGGTAAGAATCCTACATCTGCTAAAGATAAAGCACGTAAAAAATCTTACTATGCTAGACACAATGCTCAGGACTCTAACCCCGATAAAATGAGTGCTAGATACTGGAGTCATAAAGTCAAATGGTAGCAACTAAAAAGAAAAGCACAGTTAACTCAGCAGGTAATTACACTAAACCTTCAATGCGTAAAGCATTGTTTAATAAAATTAAAGCAGGTGGTAAGGGTGGTAAACCTGGTCAGTGGTCAGCTCGTAAAGCACAAATGTTAGC